GAATATAAATGTAAAAAATGTGGATATAATGAGAATATTACAATACAAGGAATCCAGAATTTTTTCGGATAAGTTTATATTATGATAATTTGCAAAATTATTATAAAACTAATTTTGCTCTAATGCAGCATCACAAATACAGTCTTACGGAACTTGAAGAAATGATACCGTGGGAAAGAGAGATATATTTGGGACTTTTAATCAGTTATTTGAAAGAAGAAAAAGAAAGAATAGAACAAAAAAATGCAATTAGAAAAAGAAGGTAAAAATGGCAAAAGAATCTAGAGCAGCAGAAATATTTCGATCACAATTAAAAAATCAAGGTATTCTCAGTTCTTTTGCAACAACCGCAAAAGAAAGAACTAAAGAGAAATTAGATCCTCGTAATTGGCTTTTGCCAAAAAGTGGATTCTCTGGTGCTATTTCTGAAAAGATTTTTGGTAAAGGTTATAAAAGCGGTGGTATGAAAGATAGAACAGGAACTATTTCTGATGGTTCTAGATATCTTGTATCTTCAATGAATGATGTTGGCACAAAATTAGATGATACAAATACAAATCTAAAAATAATAGCAAAAAAATCATTAGTTCTTCCTTCAATTCATCAAGATACAAATATTATTAGACAAAATGTAAGTAAGATAGTTAAGCTCATGGGTGGAACGGCTACTAGAAAAACAGATATGTATTTCTTGAAGTCGAAAGAAAGAGAAGAAGCTTATGAAAATCAATTTAATAAAGAAAATGCTAAAAAACAAGAACCTACTAAAGAAGAGCCTACTAAAGAAAGTAAAAGCGGCGGCATCTTAGGAAAAATATCTAATGAAATAATTTCATCTATGATGAACGGTATAATTAGTTCTATAACATCCTTTTTCAGCCCTGCTAATTTATTGAAACAGTTGGTAACAAAATTCCCATTAGCCATATTGATCGGTTCGATAGCTAATGGATTTATTGATGGATTTAAAGAATGGCAGGAAAGTGGTGAATTAGGAAAAGCAGCATTAAAATTTTTAAGCGGACTTACGTTTGGATTTTTAGATGAAAAGTTTTTTCAAGATAATATTATAACTCCTATTGTTGATTTTATTGAAAATAGTGTTAAAGCTATAAAAGATGTATTTACTGGTAAAAAAGATCAAATAAAAGAATTAGAAAATTTAGAAAAAAAACCTGAAGCAGACAGAAGTGAGGCAGATAAAAAAAGAATTGAAGAATTACATAAAAAAAACGTATATAGAACACCAGGAGAAGCAAGAAAAGCAGCTTTAGAAGCCAACAAAAAAAGATATGGTCCTGAACCCACTGAACCTACTGAAGCTGCTCCAACACCAGCACCAACTCCTGTTCCAACACCAGCAGCTACAGGCAGTACATCAACACCAGCAGCTACAGCACCAACTAAATTTGCAGAGACAAAAGCTGGCGGTGTTACAGATACTACAAAAGTTCCTTCTAGTATGAACTTTGATTATAATTCATATGCTAATGCTTTAGGAAAAAGAGAAAGTAGTAACAATTATAACGCAGATAATCATCTAGGATATATTGGAAAATATCAATTAGGATCAATGGCACTTGAAAGTGTAGGGCTAATGAAACCTGGATCTGGGAAAAAAGGTTTTAAATCAACATATGATTCTTCAAATTGGAATATTAATGGAGGTTATCAATCATTTTTAAATAATCCAAAAATGCAAGAAGATGCTATGAAAAAATATACTATGATGAATTTAAGTTCTTTAAAAAGATTAAATGTTATAAATGATAACTCCTCGGAACAAGATATTGCAGGAGCTTTAAGTGCTGCACATTTAAAAGGACCAGGCGGCGCAAAAGATTTTATTCTTGGTGGTAAAGAAAGTAAAGATGCTTTTGGTACAAAAATTTCAGAATATTTTGATATAGGTAAAAAATCACAAAAAGAAAGTTCAACAAATATAGCACAAGTAGCTTCAGCACCTACAACTGGATCGTCAATTTCTTCAGCATCAACACAAGTAGCAACAGCACAAAGACAAGAAATGGCCGCATCACAATCAGCAGCTACACCATCCGTTGTTGCACAACAAAGTACACCAAGACAACAATCACAATCCGGAAAAGATCAATTACTTACAGCAGAAACAGCAAGAAATACTTCATTTATGGATTATCTCCAATCAGCTTACATACCAACATAATAAAAAAAAGGGAGCTTTCGCTCCCTCTTTTTAAGCTTGATTAGCTAGATTCTTAAAGTAATCCATAGCTTCATCATCGGCATCAACATCGGCAGATGATTTCCTTTGTGCAGCCACAAGTTCCTCTACAGTATCATGACTAACAACCTTAGTGTTTTCTGCAACAGTCTTAGGAGCAATACCATCGCTACCAAGTGCCTTACTCAAACGCTTTTGCAAATCTTCAGGACTCTTAAACTTGCTTGGATCAATCAATTCTTGAAGTCCATATTCTTTCTTCCATAGGTCTTCAATCTTTGAATCATCACCATCAAAAAGAGCAGAAGGAGATGCAAACTCAGACTTGTCATAATTACGATAACCTTCAACATTCCTGATCTTCATTCTGAAGTTAGCACCTTCCCAGAAATCAAAAGGATTAACAGCCTTTTCATCCTCAAACTCAGGATTCATTTGATCAGAAATCTTATCAAAGATTTTCTTACCATATTTGAATAGTTTGATTTGTCCTTCATTTTCTGGATTTGCAGGATCAGAAATAACAAGAATGTTAGAAATATAATTCAATCTACGCTTTTGTTTCCTAACAATTTCCTTGTTCGCTTCAATACCAGAATTCCAAAGAACACTGTTATGTTCACAAGCGGGACACTTACCAGAAATAGTTGTTAAACAATCTTCAATGTACCAACCACCAGGACCTTGAAAACCGTGAGAGAAAATTCTTACCCAAGGAAGTGCATCTTCACCATCTACGGATGCAGCAGGAAGAAATCGAATAATAGCAGTTCCATTACCAGCTTTATCAACTGTCGGCAACCAAAATCTATCGTCATTACGACCAGTCTCATTTGTATTGAGAGTTTCGATAGCTTTTGTAAGCTTATCTAAAGAACCGCGGTTACGTTTAAGATTTGCGAATGAATTCATTTTTATACCTCGTATGTTAATATGTTAATATATTTGCTTGTCCACAATATCATAATATAAATCTATTTAGCTCAGTTTCAAGCAAGACCTGAGTAAATTTTCATATGTTTGTTTATTATATCCAATAAACGGTTCATACTTTAAACATTGTAATCTATATTCTGGCCATCTGATAGTATCAGTTATTCTTTTTGTCCATAAAGGAAAAAACTTCAATATACCATTTAAAATTATCAATGTTTCCTGACTAACTTCTCTATGTAATGCTTTAACTAAAAGAATCGGATAATCACCTGCTGTCATTAATACATCATTAGGATTATTATGATTTTCAAATAAAACACCACAATCATTTTTGAAAGTGTACGTTAGTGATTGTATCACTTTCATTCTATCTCTGTAAAGAGACATTGCATCATCTTCCAATAACTTTCCAACCCAGAACTTAGGTCTATTGAGAAAATTAGCAATAAGAAAATATTCATATTCTTTCTTATCGACAAATTTCCGTGAAAGTTTATAGAAAAAATACTTCTCTTTCTTATTCTCAAAAGCTTCTATTGATGTTTTGGTTTTTCCTTGATATTTGAAATAATCATAGGAATCTTGATTAAAATGAAGTTTGAGAGAATTAAAAATTGAGTATGCTTCAAAACCTGTCATAAAGGAAGTTTAGAAGTTTTCGGAAGAAGATTCAATTCTTGAGCATTCAATTTTAATTTAGACTTTAAATTATGATTAACTAATGTGGCAGCAACCTCAATTTCCATTCCAGTCTCATTACAATACTCAACTATTGCATCAATATAATTCATTTCATACTTTAAAGCAATTTCTTCAACTGCCTTAGCAAAGGCTAGCATTTCACTCTTTGTTGGCATTTCTTGCAATGATTTCATAAATCTTTTCAAATTGTTCATGATTAGCCACTTCTTCATCAAAAGATTGCTTATGATACACCTTTACAAGCCTATTGACAAGTCGTTTAGGCAAATCTAAATCATCACAAACTTTCTTAACAGCCTCTTTAATAAAATCTTTCTCACCAGAAATTCGTGTCAATGCACCAGATGCTTCTTTAAGCATATCTTGTAATTGTTTCCGATCCTCTGGATTTGAAAGGGTAGTATTTACTTGTTGAACACTCATAATATTTCCTTATTTTTTAGGCGCAACAACAGCACCAGTAGCAGCCGAAACAACAACACGATTATATTGTTGCGATGCTGCCATAGCCACACAAATAGAATCATCACTCTCTGCAAATGAACATCTTACAGAAATAGGATCAATACCTTTACTAATAGCATTGTCAATATTTCCAGACATTAATCGCCTATCATTAATCTTATAGAATGTAAACCCACTAATGATCGATAAAAGAATAATAGTCACGCAAATTGAAACACAAACTAATAGCTTTTCCACTTATAACTCCTTATGTCTTAACTTTATGATAAAAAATATGTCTACCTATTTGAACACTCTTTTTTACATTTTTCCAACCAGGACTTACATAATCAGCATGATAAAATAAAGCACCGTTTGTTGGATCAATCATCTTTTCATGATTAACATAAAAATAGATGGCTAATTGCATAACATCATTATAAACGATGTTCCGACCTTCTGTCAAGACTTTTGAATTAGAAATTGAATATGGTTTATCTTCACACCACCAAGAAAATTGACATACACCATTTATCTTTTGCTTAACAACACCACAAATATCATTTTCAAAAATACCAGAATTTACTCTATTCATTGTGACATAAGCAACAGCAATTTGTCCTTCACGAGGTTCAGTTGCAGATTCAAAATAGATATTATCAGCTAAACACAAAACTTCCTTTTGTGCCTGTGTCGATAATCGATTATATGCTACCTTAAAAGGATAAGTAACAAAAAAATCTGATAACGAATAAAAACTGTATAGTATAGTTAAAGATAAAACAATACTCAAGAGAATCAACTTTTTGTACAATTGTATCTCCGATTATTAAAAAATGGAAGAGAGGTGTTTTGATAACAAGGAACACCTCAGAATCCCCGTGAGTTACATTAAGCGGCTAGCTTAAGTTCCTCAAAATAAACGTCGTTTGCGTTTATAAGTTTTGCTAGAATTACGTTCTTCGCCTATCGTGCTGTCCGATCCGCTACTCTTTACCCTGTCGAAACCTTGTCGCCCCCATCAGATACATACTCCGTTGCCGCTTGGCACCGAGAAGATTGACCAGAATATGTATCTGGTGGAAGCGGCGGGAATCGAACCCGCGTCCAGAATACTTTTTACTTCACTTCATACAGCAATATCTACTATTGATTAGAAAGAATACTTCAAACCAACAGAAACTTTATTACCATCAAAACTCTGTACCTTGTCCTGACCATATTGACGCATTAGATCAGCGGTAACAGAAACCTTATTCATAACTGGATAACTAACTCCAACACCTGCAACTCCAGCATATCCATCTTGTGCTCTCTTATTATCAAGATAAGCAACACCACCCTTTACAGCAACACTAGCTTGACCAAACTTAGTAACATCATATGAACCAATAACACTAAACTTCTTCTGATTCATATTCTTAGTGTAATCATCAAAACTCGCAGTTACACCATATGCACCAAACTTTTGACCAACACTAATACCATAACTAGAACGATCATGCGTAGAATAATCATGATTATCCTTCACACCAACATCAACAGCAAAAGCACTAAAACTAACAAGCATCATTAAAATACCAATAACTTTCTTCATAAAAATCTCCTTTTAAGGAAGTTGATTAATTTTAGCATTATCTACATATTTTGTCAAATCGTTTATATATTTATGCTTTTTTTCCATAAATACTTGTGGTTTAAGTTCTGATTGCGTCGCAACAATGACAACTATATCATTAATCGGTATATCAGTCAGTTCCTCAAACATTTCAGCATATGCACTACATTGCATGAAATAATTCTTGATTTTATCTTTCTCCTTACTATTGTTAGAAGTCTTAAAGTCTATAACAGATAATACACCATTCCAATAAGCAATACAATCAACCCTTCCAGCAATCATCATCTTATGTGAGTATAAAGCCTGCTCTAAACAATATATCTTACCTATATTATCCAACAAAACAGGTTTTACTTGAAGAAATAACTCCTTTATATTAGGCATTAACATCCTAATCTTCATGTCAGTCATTTCATTCAATAAAAACTTTTCGCATATATCATGAAGTGCTGTACCTCTTCTAGCCGCTCTTCCAGCTATCTTAACAGCTTCTTCTTCACCTACTTTCAGTTTCCACTCTGTAATAACATCTTTATTATATGATGAAAGAATAGTTGTCACTGATGGATATTTTTTACCATCAGGTGTACTATAAAATCTTCCTTGTTCCGTAGTTACCGCAGATAAATCAAAATCTAACTGCGGTAACTTCTCAATCACAAAATTATGCAAATCCTAACTCCATTTTAGTAACAATATAATTTTTAACCAATTCTGATCTAACAATATCATGAATACCAAATTCAATTTTTTCAAAACAACCCATCTTTTCAACAATCTTCATGAAATCTAATAGACCAGTCTTTTCTTGTTTCATCAAATCACTTTGACGGAAATCACCACAAAAAATAATTCTACAGTTATCACCTATTCTTGTAATGACTGTATCCAACTCATGATAATTCATATTCTGTGATTCGTCAACTATTACGATAGCATTCCTGAATGTTATTCCTCTTAAGTAAGATGTTGTAGCAAACTGTACAATAAATTTATTCTTAAGTATATCATATCCGTCACCGCGTCCAAATAAATCATCACAAATCTCACGATACGGTTCTTCAAATACTTTTGTTTTCTCTTTTATATTACCAGGTAAAAATCCCATATCTCTGCTGGGAACAACAGAACGTAATATGACGATTTTATCATATATCGCATTACCTTTCAACACTTCATTTAATGCAAGATATAATGAAATATAAGTCTTACCTGTTCCAGCCACACCATGTAGTAGAAGATTTTTTCCTTCAAAAAATGATCTGAAAGTATCTTCCTGATTAATTGTCAAAGGCTTTATTTTTTTTAAAGAGAAATGTTGTTGTGTTTGTAATTTCTTTCCCATCTTACGCCTTTCAAAAGAAAAAGGGAATACTCTTGCGAATATTCCCTTACGTTAAACTTCGGTTAACATCAAGAATTTTTTATTCTGTTAGATATTTTCTTGACATGAGATTCGACAACCCTTGCAGTTCTTGCCTCCTTAATTGTTTTTCTTTTATGTTTATTTGCTAAAGGACTTGAAGGATGTGCATCAGAAATCTTTGTTAAAACATCTTTAAATCCATCGGGCACTTTCTTGCTACTGCCAGTACCAGATACTATCGCTGGTGCTGTTAAAATCGGCTGAATATGTTTGTTTTCTGCAAGATACTGCTCTCTTTCAGAAATCTTCATCTTCATTTCAAAGTATTCATTTTCTTCTGTATCATGAAATAAGTACGTCGGCATTCTCTATCTTTCCTTTCAAACCATCAGAAAACCATACTGGCACTTTCCGATTAGTCCATTTTGCAAAACTTGCCTTATGATCTATATAGTATTTCCGATACGACAAAACAGAATTACCAGATATTTTACATTCTTCAGGCATTGCTGGTGGCGGTTCAGTGAATTCTTTATCAATATCATTCAATGCATAAGGAGCATAAGCAAGATACTTAGTAATAGTCTCACATTTATGATTCTTACCATACCTATGGGTATATTCAATCAATAATTCACATAAAAGATCATGTAACCATCTATAGTTGTATATATTCTCACGGCACCAAATGGCAGAGGGATGATTAATATGCGTCGCATTATACAAAATGCCTTCACGCAAATCATTCAATGGCCACCGCTTTACGTTTCTACCAGTTCCACTTTTACCAATTATCAAATTGCCATCCAATACGCGATGGGCAGTAGAAAGTAACTGACAACTTTCGAGAATCATCTTAACCACATGCTTATTACAATGATATTGAGCGCAAAGCCGTGGATTATTATCTAAATAAAATATGTTCATATGAAAAAGGGACCATTTAGGTCCCTCTCCTGTGTCACTGTTTTATTACTTGATTTCTTCAACAGTAAGAGATTCCTCTTGCTTTTCAGTTTTTTGAGTAATACCAAGATCAGCAATCTTCTTGATCTTAGTGGGCTTTTTTGCCACCTTCTTCACAGGCTTTACATTCTTTTTGATCTTAGCCACGGGTGCAGAAGCAATCTTGGCATCGGCAATACGCTTGTGAATTTTTTCCACAACGATATTCATTGCTTCAGGATTGATAATCTGATAAGTATCAATCTTGCGACCAATGCGCGTGGACTTGATGATAGCCTTTGCATGAATCTTACATTCAACAAGATAACATGAAATGCGATACATTTCAATTTGCTTACCCAAAGCCTTCTCAATGTCGGCCTTATTAACGGGCTTTCCATCAGCCATAAAAACCAAAAGCTTTTCCCAACCCTTCATTTCAGTAGATTTAATACGCATAATATAACTCCATAAGTTTGAATAATTTGTACTTCACATGATTATTATAACATATATTCATATTATTGTCAAGTCACTATAGCACCTCATTCTTACGTCCAAGACTAGCTGGATCAGTACCAGGAGAAACATAGGTGTAATGACCTTTATGAAGCGGCGCCGTACAAGATGCCACATCATTAATAATCTTTCGATCATTTTCGGTAAGTTTATGAAAATCTTTCATGATACCATTCTTAGTTAAGACTTCCGTACTTTCAAGTTCCACGGAAGGAATATCACTATGATTAGCGCCAGCACGAACGATATCGAATTTCTTAGGTTTCATAGGAACAAAAGTCTTTCGTTGCTTTTTTCCTGTACTACCATGACTGGCTAGCCATTTCTGATATTGTTCGCGCTCGCGCTTTGTCTTTTGTTTTGCTTTACGTTTTGGACCACTATAATGAATAATCATTTAATAGAATCTCTCACAGCTTCAATATGCTTACATTTTGAATGGAATTTGAATCCAACGCACGAACACGAATAATTCTTACCTGAAAGGGTAACAATATACTCATGTTTACCTTTTACTTTGAATTTCCGAATAGATGATAGAGTCTTACTGCCCTTAAGAATCTCTAATTTATGGACGTTAACACTGGAAATAATGGATACAGGATACATGACATTTCCAGTCTTAACTGAAAACGAATCAGCGGATACCCATCGTTGATTGTTGACTACTTCACCTTGAAAAGTAAAGTATTCGAATCTATCTTTGTTGAACAAATGAATACTGGGATGTCGAGTGACAACCCGAACGATTGATCCAACAGCAGGAATATTTGAGTTCATGCTATTATTATAGCAAAATATTCCATATTTGTCAAGGGAATAAATCCCTTGAAAATCAACAACTTAGCCTAGAAGCAGTTTTTTATCGTCATCTAGGCGCATATCTTCTTCAAATTCGCTTAGTTTTAGACGATTAAGCTCGCGCGTCATTTCATCTATATTGCCTTGTTGCGCGGCTATTTTTTCTTCTAGTTCTTTAATCTTTTGTTTAATGTTAGAATGATATGCCATCTTTCTCTTGCCTTAGACTACGAAGTAATGCCTTATCTTGTTTTTTTCTTTTGTGTTGTTTCATTGATTGTTCGTCATCATACTCACGATTTTTCCGAACTTTTGTCTTTGCACTTCTCATTACTTGCTTAGAACTAATCATTTTATTTCTGTTTCTCCTGTTAAAAAATATTATCGGCCAATTTCATCTTTACAACTTCTTCTGGTGTCAGCCAAACATCAGAAGGAGGAAGTAATTTAGTAATAATACTATCCCGACGCATATTACATGAATCCTGTATAACTCTAATCATCTTTTCATTACAAAAATCAACTTCTTTCATTGTGGCTTGTATCTCATGGGATTTACCTTCTTGTTCCATTGAAAACTGGTGACATAAAACACTAGTATTCTTGCCAAGATTTCTACCACCTTGAGCACCTGAAATAAAAATAAGAAATGCAGCACTCATCAAATTACCTATACCATAGGTATGAATAGGTATCTTACTTGTTCGCATTACATCAATTAATGCAAATGCATCATACAAACTACCACCCTCTGAATTTATGTATAATTTTAATACTTTTTCTTTTTCATAATTAAAGTTCTCATAGGTAATCCATTTGATAACTTCAAGTACCTTCTTAGTATCAATCTCTTCACTAAGAAAAAATATATGATTCTGAAAAAGAAACTTATCTATTACATCATTTTTATCAGCAGCTAATTTCCAATCTAATGCTCTAGTCATACAGTAATCTTTTGTTCTTTCTTCCAAGGAAACAATGATGAATATTTCTTCTCTTGAATCTGATTGCCTTTTATGAAAAATTCCTCTTTAACGGAATTATCATTACCATCGAGTCGATAATTCACAGTATGTTCAAAGGTACAAGAATAATTGGAAAAATGTTGTTTGATATTATAGAAAAATTGGCGATCTGCACCCCATTGACCATACCAACAATGGCCAATTCGAACAGCAACCTCTTTTCTAACTGCAAAACATGCGGTATCGATATGAAAGACATTAGAATCAAAGAATGTTGACCATTTTCCTAGGGATTCACAATTATCTTCACAGATAAAATTACCATTTTTATCACAGATATTTCTTAGTGAGTATGTCCAATCAAATCCTTCAATAGCATTCACAATTGATGATACATGATTAGAATTATAAAAATTATCTTCGTCAAGATAGCAAATAATATCGGCATTAACTAAAAATGAACATGCTGCATATACTCTATGTCCATACCAACCTTTACCGATGTTTTCTTGAAGTTGGATTGTTTTTATATCTCTATCGCCGACAACATCAAAAAGAATAGGATAAATCTTATGATAGTAATTCTCACCATCAAGAAATATATAATGAGTCAAGTTTTCATAGGTCTGACTCTGAACACTTTCCATGCATTTTCTAAGTGTTTCATTACCTATTGTAGGAGTAACAATAGCGACTTTAGGATTCATGATTAAAATGGTAGATTAGGAAATGCTTCTTTAACAATTTTTGGTGTTAAACCTTTGACGGGTAGATTTTTCTTGAAACAACCCATCAATAATTTAGCTTCATCGGCATGCATGGATTCCAACATTGTATGAAGAATTTCTTGTTCTTTTTTAACGGGTAGTTTTGTTCTATATTTCGGATGTTCAGGAATAAACACATACAATCTATCGATTTCGAATGCGAGATTGGTATAGTTTAGACCTTCAGGAATAATAGAAGGTTTGTATTCAGGCAATTTACTGATATCAAACTTTACAGCTGGATGCATAGCAAACAGAATAAAATCCATTAATCGTTTATCGCCATATTTTTGAAGAACTGCAATCTTATCTTTCCGTGTTGGTGCTTCTTCAAATTCACGAAAGATTTCGTGGTAAAGTTTATTAAAACTCATCGAGGACCTCAATTAGATTTTTTAAACGATTAGCAATCATATAATTCATGAAATGATTCTTCGTTTTGGGTTTGTTGTTTTCAAATGATTCACAGATATCTTGTTGAATCTTAGCAGGAATCAATCGCAGATCAATAAGAGATTCATTCCTCTTATAATTCCGTAACATATCTTCACTACAAAACTCTTGAGGAGTTTGATTCATCCAATTAAGAATCTTCGCTTCTGTAATAGGTTTTTGTCTGATACCAGCGACAATTGAATCGTCACTGGAAAGAATATTCGGAATACCATCACCTTTATCACCACGAATAATTAATTGCTTCAGGTGAGCAGATGGAAATTCTTCTTTAATATGTTTCTTGAGAATAGGCGAGTATTGATCAACATTCTCATAAGCTTGAAGTTGAGCAAAATCTTTATCGCTCGAAAGAATCATGATCTTTGCAGCAGAAGAATACCGCATACAAAGAACAGCAATAACATCATCAGCTTCAGCCCCATCCACATCAATTACCTTGTAAGGTGAATGATCTTTTAATTCTTGCCTGATAGTGTTAATACATTCAAAGATAGAGATCCAATCCAGACCAGAACTGTTTCTATCTTTCTTTCGATTGGCTTTATAATATGGAAATACAGTCTTGCGCCAGTAGTTCCTATTGTCACATGCAATAACAACAGTTGGACCATAAACAGGTTTGAACTTCTTTACATATGTCCGAATAGTATTCAGAATCATATGCCGAACCAAATTCACATCCACTTTAGTCTTACTAGAACCAATCTGTTCCATAAGATTGGAAATAGCGACCTGATTAAAATCAAAAATGATCATTATATTTCTTCTCAATATTAAAAATTAATTGTGTAACATATTCCGTATCAAGTTCAGTCGAGAAATTATCCTCAAAAGGAATTACAGATATCTCATGCTTATTTATATCATACCAACAGCAGATACAAACTTCCTCTTTAGGTCTATGAATTCTAATATCATGAATAGTTCGATGTGGAGGAAATACTTCACTCTTCAATGAATCCCTATGTATATACACATTATAACACTCATGTTCCTGAGTTGAATCTATATCTTCAAAACATATCATAATGCCAGGATAATAAATCTTATCATTTCTAAATCTCTTTATCCATGACTTGATTATATCTGTATATACTCTGTCATCGTCCAAAAACATTACAATACTCTCAGCAAAACAGTATCGGCATTGATTCTACCGTTAAGTTTAATCTCTTTTGCTTTGATATTACCGATCAAATTACGCAAAAACACTTTACCTTCTGTAGGAATCTTACTAATAACTTGATCGGGTTTCCGAACAGTTTTCGCAATAGATTTAGATTCTGAATAATTCAATACAGAAGTACCTTTGAATCCAAAACCAGATACATCATCAGCATAATAACATCCGACTTTCCGTGTTTTGATATTGTACACCCATAGACTTTGGGCACCAATGATCTTCTGCGGATCAATCGATTTAATACCAAGTTTCTTATCTTCCTTACAATACTTGATCTTTCCAACAAGCTGTTCAGCGGTCTTTACTTTACGTTTTCGCGGTTTTCGTGTTTTCTTGGATTCACCAATCAGTTTTTGTGTATCATCAATAATCGATTGGATATAATCAATAAGTTTCTTGATTCCACTCTTTTTAAGATTAGAATAACCTTCAATCAATTGTGGATTGGTAGACTTAGAAACAAATTCCAAATCATCACGAATATCTTTAAAATGCTTAACAATGAAGATACAATGAACGCTCTTCATGTTTTTTTCAATCATCACACCAAGAGGAGAACTACTTTTCTTGAATGAAGAATGGACATATTCATCAATACAACCTTCAAGTTCTCCAATACATTCACGCGCTTTTTCTTCAATTCTATCACGAATCGAAACGGTTTGTTTGATAACTTCTTTCTTAGCTTTCTTTTCCTTATGTTTCAGGAAATCAATCTTATCAGTAAAATAAATCATATCTTTTGGAGATAGTTTAGCACCGCGAGAAAGCATACGGCATAACCAACCAAAAGTATTTGGCATTGTATCGATTCGATTATCAGTTGAAGTGATTTTGTTCTTTTTCAGATAATCATTAATATACTTCTTGGCATTCTTAGAATCACGATTAGATGAATACCAATTGAGACTTTGAATAAGAGTTGTCTTTTCAAGGATAGAATCATTAAAGGTAGGTTCGCCACCAGTAAGGATTTTCTCATATTCTTGCTCAGTAAGCTTTTTAGCCATTTAAATAATCTCAAAAAATGATTTATATTGTGCGTCTTTAATTACAAATCCGATACCATCATCAAGATTTTCATTTCGATGTTTCGGATAAACAACACTTACAGCATAATCCATAGCTTCTTGAATGTTATCAAATGACACTGAATTACCAAAACAATCTCGGATAATCGTTGGTTCAAGTGAGAAATATAGTGTTTCAGGATTGAATTCTTGATACACTTTAGCTAGATTTTTAACATATCCGGCGCGATAGCCATCAAGTGTTTTGAGAATATAGATACCTGCCATTATCGTTCCAGAATCACATAATCACCAAAATACTTATCAAACACTTGAATTAGATTCTCATAATCGCCAGAAGTCATTTCGGTAATGATTTCGTTTTTGTTTAATCCAAGTTCTTTCGCATAACGATTAGCATATCCCATTAAACAATATGCATTACCCTCAGGACCAGTCAGATCAATTACAGGTTTATTATTTCTTTTTTTACGGATCATTTCATCACCTCACATAATAATTATATCATTTCCATAGATATTTGTCAATGAACGTAAGTCATTGATTTTATTGATAAATGGTGGGCCCAGCAGGACTTGCACCCGCACTCCTTCGATCGAAGGAGTCGAACGCTTTACTGTTTAAGCTATAGGCCCTTTTAAATCTGTAATAGTGTTGATTCATCATAAGAACCAAGAGTACCCTTAACAAAGGTATTAAATGCAAGACTACATCTTACATTAGATCCTTTCTTAAAATCAACACCATGTGTTAAACTGGAAGGAAAGATAAGAAGATCACCAGTATTGACCGAAAATGGCCATGTAACTGAATTCCATTGATTATTAGATTCTGCTGGTATTCTTAATTGATTGAATGTTTCATTATAGAAATTAATCGAATCATTCAATGCATTGATATAAAGAACACCCGAAACAATACTATTAGGATGATTATGTTTGTGGTGTGCTTGACCCTCGGAAGTCCAATTAAGCCAAGATTGTGTTATTTGAAACTTAACATCAAACTTAGGTCTAATGATTTCTTGCATGTAAGTATGTAGATTAGCTTCGATAAATTTTTTAATGTTATCACAGATAGGATTGTTTAATACAAATCTATCATCTGATAGTTCATTTCTGCCTAGATTGGGCACAGTAATATTACGGAGTTTTTCGAAAAATTGATTTTCCTCGGATGTCCATTCCCTGAAAATATTTGAGTAATATACAGGAGTTGGAAAAATATCAAAAATATGATTCATAAATAATTTTATTTTCTATGCAAGGTATTCATTTAATAGGGGATTTTAGTGATTGTCTTGAAAATACAAGACTCATTAATCTTGTAAATTTTCAAGCGTTATGCTTGAAATATGTTGAGGAATCAAGATTAACATCACTAAATTATATATTTCATCAATTTGATGAGGGTGGATTTACTGGTGCTATTGTTCTCGCTGAATCTCATTTAGCTATTCATACATGGCCAGAAAAAAATGGATTTACTCTAGATGTTTATGTATGTAATTATTCACAAGATAATACTATTAAAGCAAAATGTCTATTCAATTTAGTTGTGGATTATTTTAATCCTATTAATAGGATTATTCAAGAAATAACTAGAAGTTAGTGGTACTCCCCCACGGAATCGAACCGTGCCGTTGCAGCCCATCTGACCGCTCTCCCGGACTTATAAGATCCAGCCGCTCACCAAAGCTGAGGAGCAATTATTGGTACCTCTCCTCGGATTCGAACCGAGAAACTACTCCTTTTGAGAGAGTTGACTTTACCAATTTGTCCAGAGAGGCAATACATCAGGATAGTTTTCTACTTTTTATTTATAGTGAGAAATCGAAACTCACTTTGATATTATTTTTCAAATATCTATCTAAAATGTAATTAGTTGCAGAACCTATCCTATTTTTAATTACAGACTATATCGATCTTTCATTACAGTTTCCATCATAATATATTCTGGTGTGAAATTATCCAGATTACCCTTAAGCAATGAAGTAAGAATACTAGGACTGAATCCAGAAACAAGTGCAGTACCAGATTCATTAAATTTCACAGGCACGTTATCATGTGCATGTAGATTCCAGAAAACAACACGAGGAGCATTATAACCATTCGCTTCATACTTCCGACGAATCATTTCAATTGCACTGTCATCGTGTTGAGTACAAGAATCAAATTGCATGTCTGAAAGAATCAATAGCATTTCAGGCATTTCACTTTGTGGAACTTTACCAGCAACCGCTACATTCAAAATCTTTTTAAATGCAGCAACGATATCGGTATTCATACTCCATTTTGATCTAATCATCTGATCAATTTTTTCGTGAATATTACCGGTCAAATGCATCAATTCAGGTGAACCAGAGAAAGTCAAGAACGTATCCTTAAACTTCCCTTTATTCTTTTCAGCTAGATATAGACCCAAACTGACTGATACATCAAGACAAGTAAGATTCTTGTTTCCACCAACAGAACAAATCATTGATCCAGAAACGTCAACTAGTGGAAGAATGTTTGCATTACCAACATAGTTAGGCAAAGCTTCCCATTGTTTTTGAATAAGATCCTTTTCCACTTTATCGTAAGTTTGATTAAAACCAAAAGCACCAATACGACCCTTCAATACATCATGAGGAAAAATAGCGGATGCATTCACTTTTACATTCTTTTCACCTTTTACAAGGGAATCAACATATTCAGCATACTTTGGAGTATGACGATTGAATGCTTTCTTATACCGTGCTGCTGCAATAGAAGGAACATGACTGAAATTGATATTTTCCCAATCATTCGCACACATTTGAGTTTCAACAACCTTAGTCAATTCTACCAAACGCTTCCGATAGAATTTTGGAGTCCAACCAAAATATGAACGCAATTCAACAGCCTTTTCACCCTTTCGAGGCATCCATTTTGCACAAAGTCCATGACCAGCATCAAGAGCATTCTTGATCAAATCAAATGCAACATTACGAACATCACCAGATTCAAAAACAAGAAGATCGTCCCAACGACCCACTTCAGGAACTTTATGAAGAAGTCGAATAGCATCTTGTGGATAATTTTGTGCAAGATATTTTAGAATTTGCCGAAAGATTTCACGTTCACCAGCGCCACCGCGAACATCACGTGCCCATTGTGCAATACGCAATGCAATTTCAGCATCTTCAACATAAGCACCCACAAAAGAAGGAATAATGTTTTGACCGCGGGATGCGCCGATCTTGAAAAAAAGATCAACATTCTTATTTGCGGTTTCAACACGGGCTCGCATACCATTAGTGGTACGAGTTTCTTGATTAATAACAGCATTAACGAAAGTATTCATAATATTTACCTTTTTTCATCTGAATAGTTGTTATGATTTTTTAAAGATGATCATAAACATCTAACGGTTGCAGCTTTCGCTGCCCATGTATTTGCTGAACCTATTCATTTCTCAATCAACGGGATATCTTTTTCTTTTTTCAATAAAAGATTTTTTAATTGCTGAATGTATCCCATATTTCTACAGATTCATCTTTATGCCAATTTACAGTTGGATTTGGTTTGATTGCTGAACTGAATCTATTTCACTTATATTACTTTATTTACTGCATTTTGTCAAGCATTAGGAAACACTTTTTATTACTGGCACCCCTAGAAGGAGTCAAACCTCCGCAAGCTGGATTAGAAGTCCTGCCGCCGGATTCGCCGGTAGGGGTATTGTTCTGGTGCGAAAGGCGGGAATCGAACCCGCAAGCCCAAAGGCGTCGCGGTTTAAGCGCGATGTGTTTGCCTGTTTCACCACTCTCGCAATTCATACAACCATTATACTATAAATTAACTATTTTGTCAAGCATTTTTTTGGTGCTCTTAATAAGAATCAAACTTATATTTCCGCTTTACCAAAGCGGTGTAATAGTCATTATACTATAAGAGCATGTTTGGTGCCTCTTGACAGAATCGAACTGCCGTAACGGCCTTGTAAGGACCGAGTTCTACCATTAAACTAAAGAGGCATTTTCTTTCTTAATTCTTTCCATTAAATCATCAAAAAGAATTGGTGTATAATCAAGATGCTCAACCGACACACAATGATACCATGGATCGATCTTATTATCTTTCATAACACGCCTATCATGTAAATGTCCATGAATATTACCTGCAAATCTCCCTTTACTATCAGGATGAACGGGTACATGACTGAGAATAAAGTTATTCATTACATGGTATGCTCTTATATCTCTAAAATACTTAACATATTCTTCTAGTTTAAAGATATCATGATTACCCTTAATAAGAACTTTATCTCCATTAAGCTTTTCGAGGGTAGGAAATGCTTTTTTGTTAATAAGAACATCACCAAGATGATAGACTTTATCTTTAGGACCAACAACGCTATTCCATTTAGCGATCATATCTTGATCCATTTGGAATGGATCATTCCATGGACGGAGTTTGGAAACTCCATCAGAGCCTGTAAATTTACAAACACCGAGGTGTCCGAAATGGGTATCTGCTACTAAAAAAGTTTTCATAATTTTATATATGTTAGTGGGGTAATCTATGGGTAACGATCCCATTCTATCACTTTCACAGAGTGAGGTGCTAAACCTTTACACTAAGATTACCATTGTTGGTCTCACCGAGAGGAATCAAACCTCTATCATGACCTTAGGAGTGTCTTATTCTATTCATTGAACTACGGTGAGATGTGCCGAATAATGGAATCGAGCCATTGTCTATGTTTTACGAGAACATTGTTTTACCACTAAACTAATTCGGCTAATCTGGAGCGGATATCCGGTAACGATCCGGAATCTAAACTTTGGCAAAGTTTCGTGCGTCCATTCTCACTCTATCCGCATTTGTTTCCATCTATTTCGTATAGCATCTGAGATTTTTTTTCTATGCTCAACAGATTTTTTTCTGCCCTTTAGTGTTTCGGAAATTTTTTTCCTATTGTTTTCATTTTTCATCGGATGATTTTCCATTATTTTTAGCTTATGGTTTTCCGATAATTTAATTCCTTTTTTTGCTTCAGATATCTTTTTCTTTGTTTCATCAGATAGTTTTGCTCCGGTTCTGAGTCCTTTACCTGAGCGATTTATATATCCGAAACCACCTTTACCACCATCACAGATATTATATGAATTTTCATTCAAAACCACAAGTTCTTTCTCTTTATTTCGCATATCATTCTCATTATCAAAAATATGGAGAATTTCTTTTGTGAAATTGTCCATGCCGTATTTTTCAATGGCCTTTTTGATAATTTTTCCAGAGCCCATATAGCCGTCATTCAGGCAGTCTGTCTGGTGCATTCCGATATAAAACTTGTTGTTTATTTTATTTGTGACTTTATATACCGTATAGAACATTATATTTCTCCTATAATGTTCTATTTAGTCATGCAAGGTGGCAGGCTACCATTACATCATGACCGCTTTATTTCTATGCTGCACGATACTGACTCATGACTTCTTTATAACGATCAGCACAGTAAGATGCCGCAAAAGCTTGTGGTTTTACTAGAGGAACAACATTACAAGTTCCACGAATATAACCGATAGCTTGTTGTACAACACAGCTTGAACCATGCATTTCATCTGGATTAATATCTAGATGAACTTCTACTTCACGATCTTCCAGTACATCAGCAAGTTTTTGAAACATTTCGCTTGCTTTATATACTTCATTCATCAATCTCATTGCAGGTTTATCTTTGCGTTGATCATAATCACGTTCTCTTGTTACTTCACCGAATACACGACAACCATGTTTACCATCAACGTGAACAACAACAACGACAGTATAATCAGCATACCATACGCCATTATTTCTAAATCTTTCCGAATCTGCACCAATATAGATACGAGATTCAGGACTTTGCGCGTCAATGAAAGCTTTTACTTCGTTTAAATTAATTTTCTTCATGTTATCACCTCTACGTTAATGGCGTCCCGAGAGAGATTCGAACTCCCACCCTTAGTTTTGGAGACTAATATGCTGCCGTTAAACACTATCGAGACATTTGGTACCCAGAACTGGTAACGATCCAGTGTCTCTCGGTTATCAGCCGAGGGCTCTACCTTTGAGCTATCCGGGTATAACTGGTGCCTCCTTGTGGTTACGCTCCACACTCCCACGCTCTTCAGGCGTATGCTTTCACTAGATTAGCTTAGGAGGCTTATCCTGCACTTCTTGTAATAAAGTTAGTTCTTACCTTCTTGGGTTTGAAATACTTATTAATTAATTCTTTACAAATCTCTACATCAACTGTTTTACAACTAAACACATCGATATAAAAATCACCATTATCATCTACAAAATGTCCTGTGATTGAACTAGTCTCAATCATTTGACACAAACTAAATCCTGATTTGGTTGGATCATGTTGAGCAAAATGAACAATAGAAGGTTCACCATATGCAACCATTTCAATCGCAGGAACAAGTTCTTTTACAAAACTATAAATCTTATCTTTTGATCTAACACAATCAAGTTCACCCTGACTGCAATCAAACATTGCATGATAACCCCAATACATAATATATATCCTTTTAGTCTGGTGGTAATAAAGGGACTTGAACCCCTACCTTACTCCGTATGAAGGAGGCGCACTACCATTATGCTATATTACCTTATTGTTAATATTATTGTTTCATCTGTATTAATCTGTATTTTATCTCTTTTTCTCTTTAATGTCAATTCTTCAAAAGAAATATATTTTCTATCATAATAAGAATCAAATAATCTTACTCTCTCTTTAGCCAAATCAACATTAGATACTACACTCCAATGATACCAAGGATTACTTATAGAAATTATAGCAATGTTATCATCACTCTTACTTAGTTCTTCATATAAACAAGCAAGATATTCTTCAATACAATCAAAATGATCCAATTCAAATGTCTGATCATATTTTATTTTTGAAAAACCTTTTTGCTTCTTTAATACATTTAGAAGAAATATAATATCTTCAACATAAGAACCTTGAATATATCTCATATGGAATGTTCGTGCTTTTACTGTAATCAATTTATTCAGTATATTCTCAGCTTTTTTTGTTGTTAGTTCTTTCTTATAATGTAAAGCATTGATTATTGAATAAAATCCACACATTCCATCTAAACTTCCTTGCTTAAATGCTTCCATGATATAACTTTCAAAGTGGTACCACCTGAAGGAATCAAACCCTCAATTCAAGGTCCGTAGCCAAGCGTGATATTCGTTTCACCAAGGTGGTATTAATTGGTGCTGGGCACAGGATTCGAACCTGCGTAGGAATTTCTTCCGCTTGCTTACAAGGCAAGTGCTTTTAGCCACTCAGCCAACCCAGCATATTGGTGGAGACTGGGGGAGTCGAACCCCCGACTTCGCGGTGCAAGCGCAATGTTTTCCCAACTATACTAAGTCCCCAAATTCTTTACGGTTACGAACTTCCGTAGTCATTTTATCGTAATGACCGATAGATTGTCGCAGACAACCCGAATAACACGCTATCGAGAAAGGATAATATCAATAGAATTTCAATGAAGTCTGTACATTATACTATATAACATTATTTTTGTCAACTGGTAGGAATGGAGGGATTCGAACCCATCACTTGGCAGATTAAAAGTCTGCTGTGCTAACCGTTAACACTACATTCCCAATTCATGGTGGAGACAGAGGGACTTGAACCCATCAACCTCCCGGTTAAGAGCCGGTTACTCTACCATTGAGTTATATCTCCATTTCTTGGAGTAGTGAGTCGGAATCGAACCGACGGCTTTAGAGTTTTGCAGACTCTTGCATTGGGCCTCTCTGCCATCACTACATTATTTTTGGTGCCCGAAGAGGGACTTGAACCCCCACGCCTTGCGGCACATGCTTCTAAGACATGCGTGGCTGCCATTACACCATTCGGGCAATACATTGGTGGAAGATAGAGGATTCGAACCTCTGGTCCGATTTTCATCGGACTACGATTTAGCAAATCGCTGCAATCGACCGGACTCTGCCAATCTTCCTTAATTTTGGTTGCGGGAAACAGGAGTCGAACCTGATATCTCTGGCTTATGAGACCAGTATGTAAACCGTTTCACTCTCCCGCATTTGTTTGGTGGTAGGCCAACTATCTCATGAAAATAGTCGAATCCGGAATATGCCTACCGTTGATTGGTGCGTCAGGTAGGATTCGAACCTACTCAGCCTGAGGCGACGGATTTACAGTCCGTTGTAACTCTCCCACTTTACCGCTGACGCATTGTTAGTTTGCTCAATTCTGGTCTCTCTAAAAGGATTTGAACCTTTACCTCATGCTCCCAAAGCACGAACGCTGCCAGATTACGCCATAGAGAGATATCTATCTATATAAGATTGAATTTCATTCTTATATCTGCTGTGCATATATTGAATTCTTGGGAGGATTATTTTAGTGCCTCCCGGTCACCATCATCAACGCATTACCGTTTACCCCATGCTCGGTTATTTTCACGGCTTTCTTTGACTTAAATTAAAAGATGATCCTTTTACGATATGTGGCCACACGCCGCGGACCCACGGCCCTATATCAACCCAATAGGAAAGGATCATTGACTGGCGCCGATACGGGGTTACGATCCCCGACTATAGCCTTGACAGGGCCATGTGCAGACCACTACACTATATCGGCTTTATATATAACTTTATGATTTATTATTACATTATGGTCGACCCTGATAAACCTAATAAATGTAAATTAGGTATCACTAAAGATCCACAACAACGTATTAAAGCTTATAAAACGGCTGCTCCTAATTGCTATTTCTTAGCAGTCTATATTATACCTGAAAAATATCACGAAAAACGTATTCTTGATATCATTAAAGATGTTTTTCGTGTTGAAAGTGAATATGTTCATTGTCCACCTTCTCTTATTAAAAACATCGTTGAATGTTATTTTACAGATAATAACATTATTACTGGCGGAGAGGGAGGGACTTGAACCCCCACACCCCTTACAGGGGCCCTCTGTTTTCAAGACAGCTGCCGCTAGGCCAACTCGGCTAACCTCTCCTAATTCTGGAGCGTCCAGGCGGATTCGAACCGTCTCCGACAGCTTGGAAGGCTGTGTCCTCTCCCAGGAGAATGAACGCATATTCTTGGCAGCCCCGCTTGGAATCGAACCAAGATCGATAGATTCAAAATCTATTGTTTTACCATTACACTACGAGGCAATTGTCTGACTCCGCCCAGAGGAATCGAACCTCTCTAATACGGAATCATATTATGATTTGCTGACCGAGCTGGAATCGAACCAGCCTATTCTTGATTAACAGTCAAGCCCGCCTCACCTTGAACGGTATCGGTCAGCAAATCATAATATTTTCATTTCTTCTATACCATATTGAAATGCTCAACTTTTTCAGATTGACTAGAAATTGTAGATCAGTGTTGGCTGCCACCAACTAATCATCTAACCCCTTTTGGCAGTTAGAGGCTTAAGCATTTCAATATGCAAACTCATTGTAGGCAGGACTCGAACCTGCAAGTGGCGTTTATTTCCACCGGCCCTCAATGAGAGCCTATGTTTATCCATTCCATCACTACGAGTTTCTGGGCTCATGACTTCCCAGTATGGAGCAGGGTAATTAAGCCTGCTTTACCATATTGAAGCATACTAAGGAGTTGAACCTCCTACAACCATTGTAAGGTTGTCCTCACCGAAGAAATATGACATTCAATAATTAAATTCTGTGATCAGCAGGTTAATTATTGACTGCTAATATGCTTCAATATGGCGCTCTCACGGGGATTCGAACCCACGCTTTCTGCCTTGAAAGGGCAGCGTCCTCAATACCAATAGACGATGAGAGCAAGTGTTTCCTAATTGTTAAAGAGCACTACAAAAACAAAACCCCAAGCTTTTTAGACTTGGGGTTTGTGTTAAAACTTTTATTACCTACTTCACACAAACCCCTTCAAAAATCCAGCATATAGTTGATCGCATGTTGAGCGATTACCTAATGTCCAAATTGTTGATTGTTCGGGCTTATTCATTATCGATTTCATGTAACTATTATACCTTAATATCTCTATTTTGTCAAGCATTATTTCTATTTATACAACATTTTCATCATAAGTAGCTGTTCCTAAAGAAAATTTGATGATTTTCATGGAATCCCACCTAATTGACCGCCATTCTTTCTTATCTAGATCAACAACAGCAATAACATCTTTAGAAACACGCCTGCTAGATGGCTTAGTCGCATCAAATGAAGGTACATCATTCTCATTCAATGAACAACGCATTACTCTTTCGGTACCATCTTTCTTAGTAAAAGTTACTTCAACTTCTTCTGTTCTAAGTAACTGTTTAAACCATTCTTTCTTATAATCATTCCGAAAATTAAACTTTCCCATTACTTTCTCCAATCGTTTGAGCGTATTCTTTTAATTTTTTAATCATACTACGCCCCAAGATTTTAGTCAAGTAATCTTTGATCCAAATATCGGACTTTTCGGTTTTCCTCAATACACAACCACCATATACTGTTCTATTACTTAAACTCATTACATGACTAATATACACATGAGGTTCTAAAAGAATAGCCTCAAAGTTATCATCTAACTCAAAAATACCATTCTCATCCTCTTTTAGAAAAACAACATGCCACATATCCCCTAAAGGAGATCCTGAATCAATCCTTTCTCCACGCTCAGAATCATCATTATACTTAAAGAAATATGTATTAAATCCTGATTCTTCCTTTTCTCTAAAAGGAACAAAATAAAATCCATCATAATCTTCCTGTGACGTAACATCACTCATAATACTTACCACGACGCAATGCGTCTTTATCCTTCTTTCGATTATAAAGTTTCTTCAAAGGAACAACCCGTTGCCGATACTTGGGCTCACGAACTTCCTTAGCATACTGATTACGCATTTTCTATAACCTCACAATTGAATAATAAACTGACAGACAAATAAAATAAATCGCCACATATGTCATTGCCCTAACTCTCCACATCATCGCAGCAAAAAACATTCCAAGCATGAATGAAAATATATTCAAACTCTGAAATGATATGTTTAGTAAGGCATAATTTTCCATATAATTATATTATTATTCCGTATATTTGTCAAGCCAATATAAAATCTTCAGCAAAATCCTCAGCATTGCTAAGTGTATGAAAATTAACGATTTTTACAACATAACCCTCTTCCACACATTCCGTCTTATATTTAAAGGTACTTCCTTTCGCATTCATCAATACAACAGAATACTTAGTCGAATCATCATTAAGATACTGAGAAATAATATTAGTCATTTTTAAGATCACTTAATCCAATATGAATGAAAATAAACCCTAACGTAATAAAGAACATTATAAATGTCAAAGAACTATCTGTATGCGATTCAAAATAACTAGTAATTGACATAATCAAAACAAATCCTACAATACATTCAACAATACCTGATTTCATCTGAAAATCTCTTCAACAATAAAAATAATAACAAACCACTCAACTAATGTAAATCTACATATAATCCAATAATACCATTTATAACCAGTGAGTCTTTCGTGTAATGTCAGTTTCATTTTATATTACTAGATGAATCAGCTTTATCCTTATCAGCACGAAGTTCAATAAAGATTGGTAAAAACAAACTCTCATTACCAGTCTTTACATCCTTGATTCTTGCATTATACTTGATAGCACAAATTCCACCAATTACATCTTCCTTAATAGATTCTCTATCACAATCAGTAAATCCAGATCCAACAGATACATTAATAACATTATCAGATGAAGCAAGGATCAATGCACCAAGTTTACCGATATTCTTACCAGTTCCTTCTTGCCAACCAACAATCCTTAAATCACATTCCAATTCACCCTTCATCTTGATTTGATGCTTGACTCTTTTATTTTCCCATGGAGATTCCAGATTCTTGATAATCAATCCTTCTTCACCACGCTCAAGCATTCTATTAAATAATCCATTAGCTTCATCAAAACTATTAATAGAGTAATACTCAACCAATCGAATCTTCTTATTATCCATTACCTTTTCAAGAAGATAATCAAATCTTTTCTTATACGAAACATTACTCTTACCATTCCTAAAGTCTTGAATAGGAATAATGTCCCACAATGTAGCGGTTACGGTACTTGCTTCTTTTGTAGTAATAGTACCCTTAAGTGTTTTAGAGAGAATACCATTTGATGTTTGTCGATTAAGGAATTTACCTTTTTCATCACAACAAATCAATTCGCCATCAAATACAACATTCTTTCCATCTGCTAGTTTAATGAATTCTTTTTCAAGATATCCAAGGAGATCAATCTCTTTACCATTCCTAGTACGAAAATCTACCTTGTTATTGTTACAAATAGCATTAAATCTCATTCCATCAAGCTTCAATTGAGCAATAGCTGGGAATTTAATGTATTTGTTTGATTTATCACTATACTGATCACATAGCATTACTGGATATTCAGGAATAAGATTCTTCCAAATCTTGTTCACAGTCTTACCAGATACACCACATCGCAAATCTTTACTCAAAATCATTGCGAAAATCTTTGCTTCATCTTCAGGTAATTGACCTAATGTTCTTGATACCAGATCAATAGCAGCATTTCCAGTTACATCCCGATTAGAAAGCATTTCCAATACATCAAAAATATAATCAAAATGAACTTTCTGCTCAGATTCACTATAATCAGGAATCTTTCGAATATAATAATTCTTCATCGGATTCAATGCAGCATCAAATACCCGTTGAAGTACCTTATTTTTCATGTTCTTCCTAAGAATGTCCTCCTTAGCAAGTCTAGATGAATTATCAGTAAGTTCTTGAATAATTTTAAATACCATTTTATACTCTTTTTCTCTACACAACCATTATACCATTCAATGAAAATCTTGTCAAGTAGTTATTGGTAAGATCCAAAAATAAGTTTATACCCACTCCTACCCCTAATCATCTCCATAGCCTGATTAAATGGAATATTCCTGAATACGATTTTCTTCCCATTTACCATAAAAACAACAGTTATTGTGTATTCTTTATACATTATGAAGCTTCCGATACAGAAATAATATCATATGCATAACCCGAATAGTCCATTTCAAAGAAATTCAATGCATCCATGGCATTTTCAGCATAAATCGTCGCAACTACATCACATTCATTAGCCTTATCATAGTAATTTACATAAAATTTCTTTTCTTCGCTCATCATAGTCCTCATTTATACAAAAAGTCCTATTACATAACACAACAAAAGCCCAGCATTTACCGTAATCATAGCTTTTTCCCGTATCATTATCGACCATACGAGAAAAAGAAACGCCGAAATATTTAAAAGATATATGTTTAACGGATATACCCGAAAGGAAGTAGCGAGCGCACCTCCAAGACAAATAAAAACAGCAACCCACTTGATAATAATAGCTCTCATGTCTCTTTCTCTCATTTATAGCATTATAATACTATAAAAAAGGACATTTGTCAAGTATTATCCCAAATATCGACATCCTCGATATGTGTCAGATATCGACATCCTCGATATTATAAGTCGTTGATTATATTAGATAAGTTTTCCAGTGCCTCTTTAGCAAGTTCAGCACATGGACCAAGAATAATAGCATTTAATTCTGGATATGTATGCGTATCCAGACTCATTATCCTTGTTAAATACTCATGTATTAGTAAAATTTGATCATTACTCATATTATAAGATCCTGTTTTTACTACTTATACATCATTACACGATCCTACCAACCTCTTCGTAAATAAATTTTTCAATAAGACTATTAACCAATTCCTTATTACCTAATGCATACGCCTCATATAACTTATTAGCCATATCATTAGCAGATTCTCTTACTTTATAACCTCGCGCCTCAAGTTCTTCAATCAATTCATCATCTTCAAAATAATCTAAATTTATTTCAACTTCAGTATATTTCGTAGTCATCTTATACTCCTTTGCCGTATTTTTCCTTAAGACTTTGATATAATACAAACCTTCCTCTTAAATCCTTGCCAATCCGCCAAATCATCATAATAAGCAGACATACTATCACTCATTTTTTACCCTTTCCAATCATAAATCTCTTCAAATAATCATTAGCCGCACCTAAATCAGTAATATCTTCCTTATAACCATCCTCAATACCATAATGCTCTGCAATATACCTCTCCAATACATTACAGAAAAACTCCAAAGTAACCCTATCCACCCTCGAAGCAATCTCCATAACCCTATCCTTCGGCATCCTCAATAGCTGTTCCGCTATCGCCTTCTCAATCGGATCCATCTACCTCCTCCTTACCATAAAGTAACATCATTACATCATATGCACAATCATGTACCGGATCATGTTTATATACCACCGACCTATCAAACCCTTCAATATCACAATACCCATCCGCACGATTATACATCAAGTCTACCGCAGTCCTTACATCACGCCACCTATTGTAATTAAATATAGTCTCCAAACCAATACTCTTCTGTAAATCATCAAATACTATCTGATCCAAATTACCCCTAGCCCATACATAATAATTACCTTCCTTCCTCTCCTCCACCCATTCCTTAAACCTATAATACGCATCCTCAACCTTCATATCACCATCCTGAGGTATAAATGACTTCCTCTTAACCAAATCACATTGCTTATCCCACCAATCCACCGTTCCTCTATCAATATACCTATTCAATCTCTTCCTCTGATCTAATACATCCAACTTTATAAAAAAAGCAGATGAATATAACTCAGCATAATTATATACCTTACCACTCTCAAAGTATATACACGCCCATGATAATATTACAGAATCCGATCTTGTACCTAATGTCTCAATATCAAAAATAAACATCTTAATCACCTTCCAGACCTAGACCCAGACCTAGACCCAGTCCAAGACAAAGACCTTGTCCTCTTTAATTGCTTCATCTTAATCACCTTCCAGACCAAGACCTAGACAAATACCTAGACCTAGACCAAGACCTAGACCAAGACCCAGACCCAGACCCAGACCCAGACCCAGACCAAGACCAAGACCCAGACCCAGACCCAGACCCAGACCAAGACCTAGACAAAGACCTAGACCAAGACAAAAATCTTGTTCTCTTTAATTGCTTCATCTTAATCACCTTCCAGACCCAGACCTAGACCAAGACCAAGACCTAGACCAAGACCAATACCTAGACCCAGACCCAGACCTAGACCAAGACCCAGACCTAGACAAAGACCTAGACAAAGACCTAGACAAAGACCTAGCCAAAGACCTAGACCAAGACCTAGACCCAGACCAAGACCCAGACAAAGACCTAGACAAAGACAAAGACAAAAATCTTGTTCTCTTTAATTGCTTCATTACTTCAAAATACCAAACGATTCAATCGCCCCAATACTTACATACCAATCATTGGGCAACTTCTGTGCATCCTGCCATCCCTTACTATCAAATGATCCAGTCTCATACACAATAGCCGCATCACTCAATAATACACACCTCTCATTCACACCAACCAACTTGCCAGTATAAATGTAATTAGCACAAAACAATGTAACTCTCTCTCCCATCAACTTCTCCAAACCCTCACCACTAACTTCTTCAACTAGCTTTTTCATTTTTACTTCTCCTTTTAGCATGCCATGCGGCAAATAAAATTACTACACATAAATTCTAACATTATTAACATATTTTGTCAAGAAATAACCATACAATTTTTTGGCCGGAAAATTTCCAAAAACCAAAATACCAGTTTTTTGGCCGGAAAAATTTCCAAAAACCGATATTCCTCAAAACTAGCCCCACGTGGAGCCCTCAACCCGGTTCCTATTTTGAATTTCCAAAATAAGAACTATACGGATTCTAAAAATTATTATCTAATTCATTTGTTATGCCTTTGTTTAATCAGTATGGAAGTATTACATCGAATAATAGGAATTCAGTCAAGCTGTATTAAGGCTTCAAGGCTGTGGACAGGTTGGCTTTGTACAGGTCGGCTTCTGTCAGGTTGGCTTTGTACAGGTCGGCTTCTGTCAGGTAGGCGTCGGACAGGTCGGCTTTGAACAGGTAGGCTTCGGACATGTCGGCTTTGAACAGGTTGGCGTTGGACAGGTTGGCGTTGGACAGGTTGGCTCCGGACAGGTTGGCTTTGAACAGGTTGGCGTAGGAAAGATTTACGTTCTCGGAAACAGCTTCCTCGACGGCTTGTTTGATCGTTTTAGCTGTTTTGGATTCAAACAGGACTTGATCGTTGATGGATTTAATTTGAATCATCGCCGGCGCCTTTGTTTATTCAGTATGGAAGTATTATATCGAATAATCGGAATTTAGTCAAATTATTTAAATATTCGGTATTTTATCAATCCATTCTGGTATTTCGGTCATACTGCCAAGCTTTGAGGCTACATAGCAGCGCATTACAGCCACGAGGACGGTAGGACCAAAGTTAAATCTATTAGGTTTGTTCAGGGATGCGACATATCGTTCCTTTGGGTTGGATCGATTTGTGTGCTCTATTGTAAGGCATTCAGGACTGGCCAGCATTCGATTGATGATTCGGCCGGCGGCTTCCCATTTCCGGCTGAATAGAAGGTCAGGTCCTGTAGTATAAGAGCCGTCTAATTCGCCCTCTTCATTCAGATTAAGTCGAAAAAGGGAACCGCTCCATTTATCCACATATAATTGATTCTCTGGTATACCCTCACAACGGGCCACCAGCCAATCTAGTACACAACCTTCGGCTTGGGCCACTTCGATTTGTTTAGTATTCATTATTGATCCTTCAGATCATGATCCTTCGGATCATTGAACAGTCCGAATTCGAATAATCTTGTTCATCTTACGACCATGGGCCACATAACCGATGACGGGGATATTTTTATCATAACATGCGCGACAATCCAAACACTTACCGCCTTGGCTCGTGGCGGTGCATACCTTTACACCTTCCGGAGTCGTCATACCCTCAGGAAGAATGGTCGATCCATGCAATCCTTTAGTGAAGGTACCGTCAATTTCATCGGAAGAGTATCGCACCATCACGTTCGGCAAAGCTTGCATCTGGCCCAGAATACCAGCAAACTTAGGGAATTTATACATACGGGTGGGCAGCCAGTGTTTGGTATTAGGAGTCTGAACCATAATCTGATACATTTTTTCGGCCAACTTGATTGAATACATATCCCCCGAATCGAACCAACGGAAATACTTTTCCATGGCCAAAGCATTCACAAAATCCTTCACAAAGGATTCCCGTTTCCAGTCCTCCTTGTTATTGGCACGAACCTTTTTAACAGCCCCAAAATGATACATTCCAGTGGTCGCATAGCAACCCGAACAGGC